ATCACTCCAACCTTTAGGATTCATTTTTTATCATCTCCGCATGCTGGAAATTTCTTTTGCTTCTTTATCCGTGAAAACCGGCACGGCATTTGACTTATGCATCGTAGCCACACCTTTCATTTTATCGCCGGTATACGAAAATGGAAGTTTTTTTGTGCAAGGTACAAAACCTGTATTTACGGACGCAAACCTAGGCGTTTCTCTACCTGCAGGGATCTTAGGTAAAGGAACATTTGCGGAAATAATCTTGGATTTTGTTTTACTGAAATTGGTAGACATCGAATTGATGGAAAGTAGCCATTCTTCGTGTTGAAGTTTTTTTGCTTTTGAAACTTTCCGTTTTTTTGATTTTGGAATATAACCGTGAATAATCATAACAATTCTCCATTGTAGAAGAATCATTATACTACGGAAATAAGTGTATGTCAATAGATGTGTTGTATGAAAACAACATTAATACCAATACCTTTATTTGAAACGGCAGCATACCTACTTATGTTAAAAATAATTAAAAATTTAGGTAATATTACTTTTTTTTACCTTGTGAAATTTCAAGTTCTTCGAAATTCTCATCTTGCCAATGTTTCATCTGCTTTTTTACTTCAGAATGTTCGCCTCTGCGTCTTTTACTATGTAAAAAGTTTTTGGCGTAAATGTAATCATCATTATAGTCTTGGTTCTTACGGAACTTACCTACAAATTTGGTCACTTGCAATCTCCTATTTCATGGTTTCAAACGTTATGCCTTTTATTTTAGTTTCTGGCATATTATGCATATCCTCTTGTGACACATAAGTTATATCAGCATGAGGATAACAAATCTTTACAATTTTGAGAAGTTGGCAGACGGTGCCATCGGAATCATTGAATGAAAATACTTCATCAACATATTTTAAGCTTTTAATAATTTCTCTGCGTGTATCATAGTTCTGTACGAAGCCTCCAAGTGCCCACATCATCCACCAGTCGGAATGGACGCCGACAATAAGGTGGTCACCACGGTGGTGACATCTTTTAATATAATTTAATTCTTCAATAGTGAGTGGATCAAAGGTACCGCAAATAACGACAATTCTCTCTTTTTCGTACATTTAAGGTAATAGATTAGGGAAAGCTTCCTTTACAAATTTATAATCTAGGCCCCTTACACCCAAATCTTTACTTAAAATACCAATAATAACTTCGGCTTCACGGGGCTCTAATCTTTCTAACAACTGTAACAACAATTCTTTTCGTTTCTCCGCAGTTAACTTTTCTGCATTAGGGTGTCCTTTTTGAAACAAATATAATTTACGTAATTCAATTGATAATTGTGTTCCAGAAAGTCCAGGCAAAACATCTGTTGGCACTTCATAACCATCAGGCATTTCGGTTATTAACCATTGATTATTTGGATGGAAAGCCAATTCAAGTACCTGTACCAATGTGGTTGACAGATTTTTTTCAATTACTGCCATTCTATCTTTTTTAGATGAAGCCATTTCAAATTCATCAAATACTTCATATATGCTTTTCATCAAAATTCCTCTATTACTTCCATTAAGTTTTTCAGTTTGTGTTCAATAAAATAATTCAACAACTTACCTTTAGCAGGTTTTGTTTCTTCATAGGTATTTATAATTTTGTTTTTAATATCACCTGGAATGTTTCTAAGGTCAATTAATGCTTGGTTACGAGAAAAACCATTTCTAGCATTTTCATCTTCCCAATCACCATAATTTTCAGCCAAATACTTTTCAATAACTTTCTGTGTAATTGGTTTCTGCCGTAAGTCACGGACAAAGCAATCCGATGGCGAAAAGATATTGGGTATACCGTCACCTTTATCTCCACGAATAATCTTCTCTTTGAGTTCTAGGAGTGGATCCACGGACTTAACATATTTCTTTTGTGATGGATTGTATTGTTTAACATTATCACCATACATTTGTAATTGTAGGAAATCACCATCACTTGAAAGAATTAAAACTTTTTCATGTGGTGCATGACGTGGTACTAGTGTACCAATAATGTCATCTGCTTCAGCGCCTTCGACATCAATTACCTTATATGGAAAATTATCTTTTAATTCTTGTTTTAGTTTACCAAGAATATCGAAAATTAAATGCCAATCTAAGTCCGATTTATCACGGTTCTTTTTACGATTTGCTTTATAGAAAGGAAAGAATTCTTTGCGCCAGTATTTACGGTTATCACAACACAATACAACTTCACCATACTCCGCTTTAAAATTCTTTACATGAGTACGAATGATGTTTAACACCATATGCCGAATTAGGCTTTCTTCTAATTTGCCTTTATGATTAGCAATTTGTGCCATCAGACCAGCAAGTAATACTTGATTTAAGTCAATGAGAATCATAACAAACTTTCAATAGTTTCCAATAAATCTATTGTATCATATCTTCATCAGTTTGTCAAACGTTTTTTGAACAAAGTCGTCAGATGTGGTAGTACGCTTTGCAAGTATACCAAACCAATTTTGTGTTATTAAGTTTGAAATGTATTCGTATGGATCGGCAAAAATGGCTTCAAATTTATCAACATCATATAATTTACCATCTTCTTGTTCCTTGAATAATATTACATGATATTCATCACCCATGGAATTGCCGCCAATTTTGTCACCAGGGTTTTTATATGTTGCGCCTTCAATATGTAAATCATCTTTCTTTTCGCCAGGCAAAAAGAAGATGGCATCGTGGCCGTCTTTACTAAATTCTTTTAAGAAGTCTAACATTGTAATCCTTTAATGTGTGATTTTCTAACTCGTACCATTATCCATGTGTTATAGTAATCTTCTGATTCCATTACACCACGAACAAACTGTTCTTTTGCTTCGAGATAACCACATACACCTTTAGATTTGCATAAGTGTAGTATTTCACGGACAAAGTTTTTATGTCCTAATTGTAACACATCTTTCTGTAAGATGTCACTACTTCCGTAGTAAGTTTGCCAGTTCGAACTGGCTTTATACCGTTTCTTTTTACCTTTGACTTGTTTGGTTTTGGTAGAATAGAAAAATTTCTTACCTATGTATTTTTTACCATTCGTCAGATTAGTTATCTGATACACGAACCCGTAATTATCACCAATCAAGTCTTCCGTAAAATCTTTACCATTATATTGCCACATACAAATAATCCTTTATTTGGATTATTTATAGTCCAAACAATATTCGTTTTGCATCTTCAAACGATATACTTTCTGAAAATGTTGGCCTTAAAGTTAACACGATTCTTTCATTTTTTGAACATCTATTATCGAAATCGTGATAAATGTCAGTATTAAATAATATACATTCACCTTGTAATGCAACCATTGTTTTTTTTGGAATATGATTTTCTTTTACAAAGCCACTTACTTCTCTGGATTTATTTTTCCAATCCAAACCAACAATTTCATAATTTTTTAATTGTTCATCATCATACCAACTTGTGACACACTTATTATCCAATATTTTTATTGTATAGTTAAAGCTTATTTTGTTATCTACTCCATCTTTATGAGCTCGATAATAATAACCTGGTTTTGTTACAAATAAAGAAACTCTTGTTTTCTTTAATGGTATTTTTTTGGTGATTGGACAAAGATTTAATATTTTTTCAGAAACATCTAAACTAAATTTGTGGTGAGTAAAATTTTTTGTAAAAGTTTCTTTTAAAGATTCTTCTAAAGATATATCTATTATGTTCGATATATTTTCATGAGAAAATCTAATATAGTATGGGCTACAATCTTCAATTATATTGTAAATTAATCCCATTCTCCAGTATCCAAATCATCTTCATCCTCTATATAGTCTTCCGATAATTCTTCAATCATTTCACCGCAGAATGGACAATGTTCAGGTAAATCTTGAGAAACCATTTCTTGCATAAACTGTACGCTATATGTTGATTCACAATTTGTGCATTCACCATTTAAGTTTTTATTTGTCATTATAATTCCTTAATGAGCCCACACATCACTCCAATTTCCTGATAAAGCTCCTTTTGCATAATCAGTAGCACGATTTTCAAAGAAATTGGTATGAGTTGGTGCGTTAATCATTTCCTCTACCCATGGTAAAGGATTGCGTTTCACTTTATAGATGCCTTTAAGACCAAGAGAAATCAATCTGCGGTCAGCAATATAACGAATATATTTTTTAACTTCTTCAGCAGTTAGTCCTTCCATTTGATTTACACCAAAAGCAAGGTCGATAAATTTATCTTCAAGTTGAACCATCTTTTCAGCAATGGTATAAATTTTAGATTTCAACTCATCATTCCAAATTTCACGGTTTTCTTCAATGTAGGTTCTAAACAATTTAATCATATTCTCAGCGTGCATCGTTTCATCGACAATTGACCAAGTAATGATTTGACCCATACCTTTCATCTTACCGTGGCGTGGGAAATTTAGCAACATAATAAAAGAAGAAAATAATTGCATGCCTTCAGTAAATGCTGAGAACACAGCAATATGTGTAGCAGTATTTTCTTTTGTGGTATTCTTAGCAGAAATATCGAGAATGTAATCGTGTTTCTCTTTCATTTCTGCATATTCTAAAAATTCGTTATATGTTGTTTCTGGTAAACCCAAAGTTTCAATCAAATGAGAATATGCGGCAACGTGTAATGCTTCACGAGCAGCGAAACCGGCCAACATCATACGGACTTCTGGTTGTGGAAAATATGGTAAATAGTTTTTAATATAACCACCAGCAACGTCAATATCACCTTGTGTGAAGAAACGAAAGATGTGAGTTAGAAATTGTTTTTCTTCTTTGCTTAATTTCTTTTTCCAATCTTTTACATCCTCAAGCATTGGCACTTCTGTATGTAACCAATGAGATTGCTCATGTTTCAGCCAAGCATCGTATGCCCAAGGATAATTGAATGGCTTGAAATATGTTCTTTCTTCGGTAATATCTAATTCTGTTTTTTTAATCATTTATTTCTTTCTAAGCACTAAAGGAAGAACCGCAACCACAAGTGGCTTTGGCACTAGGATTTTTTACTACAAATCTCGATTCAAAATTTTGTTCTACATAATCAACAGTTGATTCTTTTAAATATTCCATGGACATGTAATCAACAGCCACTTTAACATCATCTGATTCTATAATAAAGTCACTTTCTTCTATTGTATTTTCAAACATAAAATCATATTGAAATCCGGAACATCCACCACCTTTGACAGATATTCTTAAACATTTTATTTCTGGATCATTTTGGTCGATAATTAAATCTTTAATTTTGTTGGCAGCATTGGCTGTTAGTTGCATCTATTATCCTTCACAAGCAATACAATCGTTACCTTGAGCAATTTGCTCCATATCTAATTCTTTAATTACTTGACGTTCAATCTTTTTAGATACCTTATCTGCCTTACCAATTTTCTCGGAACGGCAATAGTAA